TAAAAATTTTTTTCACAAGATCAAATGTTCTTTCATTTATGAAGCCGTATTTTTTTTTCTGGTAACGAACTGGCTCCTCAACGTTTTCAATATAAGCCATCTCTTCTTGAACATCCTTAATTGTCATGCTAAAATCGTTCATATCTCTCTCCTTTTGGTTTTCTGGGGTTAGATTGCCCTCCCGCTGGGTCCTTATCTAAGGCTGCAAAAGCCTTTTTTGAATATTCATCAGAATAAATTTTAGTTGATTCGACATCTCCATCGCTCCACGTCACCTCGTTTTCGCCAACTTCTGATCCGATAGCGTCTACAAATTTAATATCAATATGCGCGCTTGGGTTGTCGTTTTTTATTGCATCAATGTAGGCATTGAAAACAATTTTAAACTCATTATCAGTCAGATCACCAAAACTATCGCGCATGATGGTTTGCCGCCATTCTGATATCCTTAGCATTGCCTTCTTCAGCCCAACAATTTTTTTCAATTTTTCAAGAAAAATATCGTTTAGTTTAGAATACAATTCCTGCTCATCCGCTGCACCAAGCAGCTTGCAATCGTTTTCTATATCATACTTGGTTGCGTCGCCTTGACAAAAACCTCCAAGGTCAATCCAGAAATGGTATTGACCGGTGGTTCCGGCAAAATCTATTGTCTCTATTTGAGCTTGATTGTATTCGTCGATGTCAATTTCCCTGCCTATTATTTCTTCGATATCTGATATTCTTTCTGTGATATGCCTTTCAGTATTCATCGTCATGTACTCCTTTTTTTATTTTTTGTTGATCATGGTTTTAATATAGCACCGTAAAAAAAGCTATATCAGGTGATTTATATAATTTTAATTATCTCTTTTCATCAAAATAAGAAGATTTCTAAGCATTTCGTTAATTCTTTCGCTATATTTAGATGACTCAACTGTTAAACTATCACGTTGTTCCTTAATCATTTTAATATCATAGCTTAATAGTTCTGAGAACGCCCTATCAATTATCATTTTAGCTAATCCTTCAAAGCCGGGAGGAAATGGTTTGTTGTTATTGAAAACATCTTCTCCGGATTTAATCCAGTCATAACTTTCTTTAAGGTAAAAAAGCATTGTTTCTCTGTATTTTGTTGCAAGATTCACATCATCTTTTTGACCGAACAGGTCAGGCTTCTTTAAATCAACATTAAATTTAATCGGATTTAGGATCGCTTGAATTAGGTTGTCATTTTCATAACAGGCAAGCACATTTGCTGGAATTTCTTCATTGGAAAATATAGCATCATAAACAATCCTTTTATGATGTAAAAGTGCCACCTCTGTAGCTCCAGCGTGCTCGTTTGTGACATGACTTACACTATCTTCAAGCCTCACAATGTCGAATTCGCCTGACATGTCTGTTGCAAGTAATTCTCTTATCCGTTTAATATGATCTTTTGTCAACAGATCATATGGGATTATATTTTCATTGAGAACCTGGTCTGTCCATGCATAATTTGCATGTTCGCTTGGTGTTCTATGAAGCAGTTTTAATTTACCGATTCTTTTGAATTCGGAATCGGAAAGAACATTATATTTACTATCAAGGGCACCATCTTTTATCTCTGCAAGCACCCTTTCTCTTATTTTATTAAAATTAGTTTTTAGCATGCTCTTCTCCTTTTAAGAGTAACTATACTCGATCTATTAATATTTTTCCCACCAAAATCCTTCGCCATGGTCGTATTCCTCAACTATAGCCCTCATTTCTTCAATTTTTTTTGCCAATTCAGACTCTGACGCGTTTGCGAACTCTTCTGAGTCATCACCTAATACGAAATCTTGATACCAATCCGGGTCATTTCCAATGATGTATTCAGAAACGCCACCCTTTCCTTTGTTAATAAATTCACTATTGTCTTGAATTATATCTTCAATAAGGGTTCTAATTGCTTTCTTGTTCATAATTTTCTCCTTATTCGTTGTCTGTGTTTTTATGCCATCATTATTCGTTGTCTGTGTTTTTATGCCATCATTTCTTCGTATGTCCTTGTGACATACATATAGCAGTTATTTTCTTTGTCCCACACTCTTTTTTGATTCATCCCGACTATGTTATTAAACATAGCCTTGCAATTTTCTTGATTTTCTTTTACCTCTGCCCATGCTTGTTTCAGGCATGCTGACATTTCTATTTCAGACACTTTGCAATTAAATTTTTTTGCAGCATCTTTTCTGATCTCCCAGGCCCGCCTCATCGCTTGTGCTGCAAGACTTGTATTATATTCTTTTTTAGTCTCAGTTTTTGCAGCGACTTCTTTTTTTTGAGCAAGGTAGTGTTTATAAGCGTCTGCCTTATCGCCAAGATAGTCAAGTTTTCCGCTTTCTAGAAGAACATAGTAGTTTCTTTCAGAGTTGCGGGGTTTGCGGTTGTCTTTTTGTCCCTCTGCGATGATATCTCCGGGGTACGCTGTGACAGTCAGAACACCTTCTCCGCCTTTATAATGATCGCCTGTCCATGTTCCCCAGGCGAAGTCACCTGTTGCATCGTTCCCAAAGTCAACTATTGCTATCCATGGTCTTCCGTATCTCCTGTTGTTGTAGACTTCCGTTTCGAGTGTAAATTCCATTTTAATTCTCCTTTTTTGTTCTTTGTTGATCATGGTTTTAATATAGCACCCTAAAGGTGCTATGTCAAGAGTTTTTTTAAAAAAAATAAAAAAGTTTAGATTTGCCAAATCTAAACTAAAATGTGTTGAAATTACAATATGTTGTTGAGAAAATTGTGAAAAAGGAGGCTGCATGGATATAAAAAAATTGATCAAAACCAAAACTTTTTGGGGTGGAGTCACCGGCCTTGTCACAGCAGTAGGCGGTGTGGCGACCGGCACCATGGACCATGGGACAGCAATTCAGACGGCGAGCTGAAAATGAATCACATCAGAGAATGGAGCAATGGAATTGTGGGAACATGGGGGATATATCTGTCGAAGTTTGCCGCGAATCCAAACGAAATTCTCGTGTATCTGTCGATCTTAGCAGTGATCACTCAGTTGATCCATACCGGGTATAAGTTTTTCCGGTGGTGTAGGTCAGGAGAAAAAGATCATGCGGCTTGAGGGCAAGCTGAATGGCGGTGGGGAGTAATGAGTGAAATGCAAATAGAGAACTGGCCGGTTGAAAAACTGATTGAATATGCCAACAATCCAAGGAAAAACGATCAGGCCGTTGATAAGATGGCGGCATTCATAAAAGAATACGGATTCAGGGTTCCTATCATAGCAAAATCTGATGGGTTGATCGTTGATGGCCACTTGAGGCTTAAGGCAGCAAAAAAACTGGATATGCAGGAGGTGCCTGTTGTGTCGGCTGATGATCTGACTGATACACAGATTAAAGCCATACGAATTGCAATCAATAAATCCGCAGAGCTTGCAGAGTGGGACATGGATTTGCTCAGCATAGAAATGGAATCCTTGATGGATGCTGGCTTTGATATTGAATTGACCGGATTTGATATTTTGGATTTTGATTTTGATGAGCCGAAAGAAGGCTTGACCGATGATGACGAAGTGCCTGAAGTGCCGGAAGATCCAGTCACAAAACTTGGTGACTTGTGGCAGCTTGGGGGGCATCGGCTTTTGTGCGGGGATAGCACTATGGTTGAGGATGTCGAACGGCTGATGGATGGGGAAAAGGCTGATATGGTTTTTTCTGACCCTCCGTATGATCTTAAAGATACATATTCTGATAATATTTTTGCTGTTGCAAATGAGAATTGTCATATCTTTATTATGAACTCAGAGAGAATATTGATTGAAACCGTTTATAACAACATTGATTTTTTCTCTCAAATGTTCGCAGTTGATTTCAGAATCCCTAATATGATTTCAGGCAATATGCCAATGACACGGGTTGATTTTATAGCTGCATTCAAAAAAGGAAAAACGAAATTCAACAATACAAAAGATGGTTTTTCAACGCTTATCAAATGCGCCAAAATACACAGAAGCGACGGCGGAGAAACAACCCATAAACAAGAAAAGAAGGTCGAGCTACCAGAACAATTTATAATTCATTATTCTGATGAAGGAGAGTTGATTGTTGATTTGTTTACCGGGTCTGGTTCGACATTAATAGCTTGTGAAAAAAACAATAGAGTTTTTAGGGGTATGGAGTTTGACCCTGCATACTGTGACATCATCGTGAAGAGATGGGAAAACTATACAGGGTCAACCGCTGTGAAGGGTATATAACTATGCAACCTTCCTTCTATATACCTCAAGATCTTTTTTTATGTAGAACGGTTTTTTGTATCGGTGTAATGCCGATTCAACATCGACAAGAAACTGATGCCAATCAATTTGTTTTGCAAGGGGATGATAATTGAGTTTGCCGACCTTATACAGATCAACAAATTTATATGTTTCCCCGATTAATCGAATCACAGCGTCTGGATTAATTACAGGTTCAAAACTGACCCATGTATTTAATCCTGCTTTCTTTGCTTCTTTTAATGATTCGATTCTGTTTTCCGGGAGAGCTGCGTTAGGCTCCCATTCTACGGATTCAGTCGGATCGTCTGTTGTCAGTGTGACAGAGAAAGCATTTTTCTTGTTTTGTGCAAGGATATCAAAATCTTTACACGCTTTGGTGCCGCCTTTGGTTAGAACTGTAGCTGTTAAATTGTGCCGCGCCATTGACATGATAACCAGTCTTGACAGTTTAAAACGATCATTGATCGGTTGGTATAAGTCAGACGTAAATGACAATAAGATTGGCCTTGGGTCGCCAGCAAATTTTGTTGCGCTTTTTTCAAACTGTTCAAGGATATTTTTTCTTGGTTCTGGTTCAGTATTGAATTTTTCTTGGGGTGTGCGAGTTGCAGCCGGTGCATAGCAATATATACATGCATGACCACAGCCTTTGTAAATATTGGCTGCCAGTGGTGAATATTCAAGTGCTTTGCCTTTGGGTTCATAAATTATTGTCATTATCTTTTTCTCCATTAAAAAATAAATTTAATAAGTTTTTTTTATGCAACCACAGCAATAATTCAATCAATCTTACTGCTGTTGCGTTAGGTTTTCTTTCGTTGCGTTCCCATTTGACCCAAGTTTGCCGATGTATACCCATCGTTTGTGCCATTTGGGCTTGGTTAAGACCAAGGGTTAACCTGGCCTGTTTAAAATCAATTGACATGCTTTTTGAATTCCTCAATAAACATGTCATTCAAATGAGAATACAACCAATCTTCATCCGAAACATTGAGCAGTTTGCAGTCTCGCTCAATATCATCATCAGTTGCGTCACCTCGACAGAAGCCGCCGAGGTCAACCCAAAAGTGATATTGACCAATCGTTCCGGCCAGTTCGATTGTTGCGATATGGGTATTTTCAATTGCGCAATCATCAATTTCGTTAATTGCACAATTTTCAATTTCCATAATCCGTTCGATAATATGTTTTTCCATGATGATCTCCTTTTTATATGTTTTGTTGAACTTAAATATATTATATACCCATCGGGTACAATGTCAAGGATAAATTTAACTATATAGGAAAAATATGAAACCAGGCAGAAAAAACGCATACGATACCAAGATAAAGCCCAGGCTGTTTGAGATAGCAGGGTGGGCGAGGGACGGGTATACGGATAAAGATATGTGTGCTGTGCTTGGTGTTTCAGTATCCACATTTTCTAAGTACAAGGCAGAGAAGTCGGAATTAATGGAAGCCTTAAAAGAGGCTAAGGCTATTGCCGATTTGACGGTTGAAAACTCATTGTATCAACGGGCAAACGGGTTTGAATATGAGGAAACAGTCCAAGAGATCAAAACCGATTCAGAAGGGAATGTAAGAGAAAAACATATCAAGAAAACAACAAAAACGGTTCTGCCAGACACTACAGCCCAAATTTTTTGGCTTAAAAACAGACAGCCTAAAAAATGGAGAGACAAACAGCAAATAGAACACACCGGCAAAGACGGCGGTCCGATCCGTCATAGACACAATGCAGAGTCCGCAATAGAGGAGATGAAAAGACGTGGGTTGCCCATCCCTGACATTGACTGATGTTGAGCTGTACCAGGATTATTGGGATGATATATCCCGTGATAATTTCTATGCGTACCGTCAATATATCGGCCAGCCAAGTTTTTTAAAGGGTTGGTTTCAACGAGACCTCTCAAGGCATCTGCAAAAATTTTGTTTTGATTTATTTGACGGGAAAAAGCCGATTTTGATTATTGAGGCGCCACCGCAGCATGGGAAATCACGGGCTGTCAGTGAGTTTTTGTCTTGGATATTAGGTAAAATGCCATGGATTAGAATTATTTTTGCGTCTTACTCTGACAGACTTGGCGTCCGAGCGAATAGATTTCTTCAGCGCACTATTGATTCCGAAAAATATCAGCGAATTTTCAATAATGTCATGCTCGGATCTCAAAAGGTTGCCACGCTTGCTGGTCGTGTTCTCAGGAATAATGAAATTTTTGAAATCGTTGATCATGACGGGAGCTTTAGGAACACGACTGTCAACGGATCTGTGACTGGAGAATCTCTTGATTTAGGGGTGATCGATGATCCTGTAAAAGGCAGAGCGGAGGCAAACAGCAAAACTATTCAGGAAAAAACCTGGGATTGGTTCACGGATGATTTTTATACCCGGTTTTCCGAAAATGCCGGGCTGCTGCTGATATTGACGAGGTGGAGTGTAATGGATCTGGCAGCGAGGCTGATTGAATCTGAAAAAAACATCAAAGTTGTTACATACATGGCAATTGCCGAGGCAAATGAAGAACATCGCTCGGAGGGAGAACCTCTTTTCCCAGAGCATAAAAGCCTTGAGTTTCTTTTGAAACGAAAAAACAAAATGTCTCCTGCGAACTGGGCATCATTGTACCAGCAGCACCCGGTTATTGAATCTGGCAATATTTTTAAATTCGAACACTGGCGCTGGTGGCCCGTTCTCCCAAAGTTGAAATATAAATTCATCGTTGCCGACACTGCCCAGAAAAAAAACAACTGGAACGATCCAACGGTTTTCCAGTGTTGGGGATACGGAGTTGATGAGAATATTTATCTGCTTGATATGTTCAGAGATCGAATTGAAGCCCCAGAATTGAGAAAACAAGCCAAGCTTTTTTATTCCAAACACGATACCAGCAGAATTAATGATGATGATCCGGTTTTGAGAGGCATGTGGATAGAGGATAAATCTTCCGGCACAGGGTTGATCCAGGAATTAAAACGCGATCAGCTAAAAATCAAGGCAATCCCCAGGAACATTGACAAGATCGAACGTGCCCATGATGCTACTCCGTATATTGAAGCTGGCCTGGTTTATCTGAATGAATCTATCAGGAATGTTTCCTACGTCACCGACGAGGCAACTGTTTTCCCAAACGGAACGCACGATGATGCCATTGATTGCACTATGAATGCTATTGAAGTAGCGTTTATTCATGGCCAGAAGGAGATATTTATCGCATGATCTGGCCACTAAATAAACTGTTCAAACGGAATTATGCCGTTGCTGATTCATGGATCACTCGGATGGGCATGCCTATTTATACAAACTGGACGATCCAGAAAGCTGTGAAGGATGGTTACAAGGTAAACGGGTGGGTTTATCGGTCGGTCTATTTGATTGCCAAGGCTGTTTCCCAGGTAAAATGGACAGTTGCAAATCAAGACGGTGAATTTATCGAAAAACATTATCTGTCTATGCTATTTAAAAAGCCTAATCCACATTTATCCAGGCAGGACGTAATGGAGCTTGTAACGGCCTGGCTTGAACTTGGAGGCAATTCATATTTAAAAAAGGTCAAAGTTGGCGGTAGAACCTCTGAGCTTTGGCCAGTTTCACCTGATAGACTTGCGCCGGTACCGGCAAAAAAAATTGATGAGTGGTTGCATGGGTACGCCCTGGACAACAAAACCCGGGTCGAATTTTTACCGGAAGAAATCATCCACCATAAATTTTTCAATCCGGCGAACCCCCTGCTCGGTATCGCCCCGCTTGAAGCCGCCGCCCGTGCGGTTGACGTAGATAATAGCCAGCAAGATTGGAATAAATCAGCAATGCAAAATAGGGCGGTTGTGGACGGCGTGATGTCATTCAAGCGTGAATTCGATTCACAGGAGCAGGTTGACAAGATCAGCGAGCGGTTGAACGAGTCTATGTCTGGTGCGTTCAACGCCCGAAAAATTAAAGTTGTTGGATCAGAGGCAAAATATCAGCGCATGGGGCTTAGCCCTGTTGAAATGGATTTTGCCAACTCTAGAAAATTCAACCGCGAAGAAATTTTTATCGTGTTTGGCATTCCACCGGTTTATGCCGGGGTACAGGAATCTGCGACATATAATAATTACCTGACATCAGAACTTGTCTTTTGGTTCCAGACGGTAATACCGCTGCTTGATGATATCAAAGATACATTCAATTTGTCTTTCAGTGATGAGCTATCCGATTCAGAAACGATTACATATGATCTATCCAGTATCAAAGCTATCCGCAGGGCCACGGCAGAATGGACGGAAACCGCAAAGAAAATGCACGAAATGGGTGTGCCGTTTGAACAGCTCAACCGGGTATTTGAGTTCGGATTTAATGAGTTCCAGGGATGGGATCAGTCTCATGTCAAAGTGAACAATGCGAATATTTCAGTTGATAATCAAGATGAATCCAGGGCTGCCAAATATCACATGATCGAGCGCAGGGCAATCAGTGATGAGCAAGACAAGATCGCCAAAAAAGCTGAGGGCCCGGTCAAGGATATTTTTTATAACCTGTTGCAAAAACAACAAGACGTCATATTTAAAGATCTATCCGAGAAAAACCTGCTTACAGTCATCTCAGATTCAAAAGAAGCATGGGAAACCGAGCTTGAAAAACTGTACGTAGATATTGGCGTTGAGTTTGGCTCTGATATGGTTGCCGAAAAAAGAGGTATTGGCGATGACTTAAAACAGGCGATATATGATTATATTACACAAGGCAACGATATTGTGTTTTACGAGGTGCAATATATCCTTGGAACAACCTCAGAAGCAGTTCTAATGCAAATAATCGATGGCTTAGACAAAGGGCTTTCTACAAAGGATATCCAGCAGGCAATTATAGATACTGGGGTTTTTTCAGTTGAAAGATCGTTAATGCTCGCAAGAACGTTGACTGGGACGGCTGCTAACCTTGGGCAAATAACATCAGCAAGATTGTCAGGAGCTACGCACAAGACATGGTCAACGGCCACTTTTGAAGTTCGTGATTCACATAAAAAGATGAATGGTAAAAAAATAAAAATCGATGAAGATTTTGTTGTAGGCGGAGAGAAGGCTCAATTCCCGCTTGATAATAGGTTGTCACCTGCGCAAAGAGCAAATTGTCGCTGTACGCTGACATATTCAATTGAGGATTGAAAAATGAAAATGGAATACAGAAAACTTGGTGAAATAAGATCTTCTACGGAAGAGGGCATTGTCGATGCATATTTGACAGCCTGGGGAACGGTTGATTCATACAATACAACGTTTCAGCGTGGATGCTTCAAACGGACTTTTGAAGAACGTGGGCATAAAATCCGTTTGCTCTGGAATCATGAGCGCCTGGCCGGTAAAGTGACGGAATGCCGAGAGGATGATTATGGGCCATTCGTCCGGGTGCAATTCAATCTTGATACTCAGGTTGGACGTGAGGCATTTGCTCATGTCAGGGACGGGGATGTAGATGCGTTTTCTTTTGGATTTAATGTGATCAAGGATAATTGGGAATCAGGTATCAGGTCATTTGAAGAAATAAAGGTGATGGAGTGTGGCCCGGTTGTGTTTGAGGCAAACGAGGCAGCAAAAATCACGGATGCCAGGGCGGAGGATTTTGACGAAACTTTTGGGAAAAATGAATTGCATTCCAGGGGATGGAAGTTGTTTTATGCCTTGGAAGACACTATAGATGACATTTTCTGGAACAACAACACCCCTGATGAAGTCAAATCAAAGATTGATGAATGTATCTCAAAATTTCATGGAGCATACATGCAATGGCTCACAGAATGGTATCAGCAATTTGAAGAACGAGCCTCGGCAGTTAAATATCTTGCTAGGCCAGGAAACAAGATTCAGGAGGCCGTCAAAAACACTGAGAACATTGAGACTATCACTCGTGAAACGTCTCTCACCGACTCAGACCTTGACCGGCTGAAATCAGGAAAACTTTTAACACGGGAAGCAAGGGCAAAACTGTCGGAATTGCCGGAGAACATCCGGGAGGCACACCAGGCAGAGCGGAGAAACACCGTTGAAGCTCTTTGTGCAGAAATCAGAGAATCGGGTTTTAACGAGGCAGAAAAACAGCGGTTCAGTGCATTGCTTGGCCTTGCCTTCGGGCATGAATCAGTTAGAACTGAACTCAGCGAAACTCTTTCATTTATCAAAAACCTGAGACAATCAATTAATTAAAAAAGGACAGAAAAAAATGCCCGAATTATCAGAAATCAAACAATTACAAGAGCAGATAGCTAACACATTTGAGGAGCTTAAAACCAGAAATGACAAGGCTATTGAGGAAGCTGAGAAAAGAGGCGGTGAAAGCACCGCAGAAACAAAAGCAGCTCTTGATAAGGCAAATGAAGAAATATCTGAACTAAGAAAGCAGGCCAATGAGCTTGAAAAGAGAATGAACCGTCCGAATTTTAATCAGGATGGTGGTGACAAGCTGACTCCTGAGATGCAGGAACGGCAGGATAACTTTATCAAGTACCTGCGCAATGGCCGTGACGGTATGTCTCCAGAAGAATCCAGGGCGTTGGCAGGAACATCTGATGCCGACGGCGGAATCTTTATTCCTCCCACATTCGAGAGTGGTATCATTATGAACGCTTACGATCAAGCAGAGGTTAGACCACTTTGCCAGGTTGGGAAAACAGGCAGGGATAGGGTTGTGCTTGGCTCTCTTTCAAAGCCGTCGATTGCATGGGGTAGAAAGGCTATTGCTGTCACGGCCCAAGATTTAACTTCAGGTGGGAAAATAATTGATATTTTCTTCCTGCAGGCGCTAACAGCGATATCAATTGACACCCTTGAGGATTCCGAAGCTGATATAGTCAATCAAATAATGGAAGGCTTTTCGATGGCCGTAGCCGAGGCCGAGGACGATGCCTTTGTGGTTGGAGCTGGTGACGACTCCCCAAAAGGGATTGCGACTGATTCGACTGTTCAGGCCAACTATTCTGCTTCAGGGGTCGCTGATGCGCTGTATGATGCAAGCAATAATGGCGCAGACGCTATTATAGGGGCTAAGTACAAAATCAAAAAAACTTATCGCAAAAAAGCGGCCTGGGCTATGAATTCAACCACGGAGGGTGTTGTAAGAAAGCTGAAGGATGGTGATGGTAGATACTTGTGGCAACCTTCACTACAGGTCGGGACACCTCCAACTTTTGACGGCAATAAAATCGTCAACCCGGAGGGCATGGCAGATATAGCCGCTGGAACATTCCCGATCCTGTTTGGTGATTTTCAGGCTTACAAAATCCGTGACCGGTCAGGTATGAGCGTCCAGAGGCTTGTTGAGAAATATGCCGAATACGCCCAGATTGGCTTTTTGATCCGCAGGCGTGTTGGTGGGGCCCTTGTGCTGCCGGAAGCTTTCTCTTGCGTAAAAATTGCAGCGTCTTGATGAGGTGATATATGGCTTATAATAGACCTTACGTAAAAACACAAGCGCTGCACATAGACGATGTTGAGGTTACTGCAACAGCAGCAGAATTGAACCTTAATGACAATGTCATTGCCTCGGCAGTTCCGGTGCTTAGCGCCGGTGCTGCTACCGATGAGATGGATATCACTATAACATGCAAAAACGCTGCTGGTGAAACAATTGCCCAGGTGCATCAATTGGAGGTGTGGATAACCGACAGTGCTACTGCATACACCTTGACAGGCACATCTGCGTCTGGTGCGCTTACAGCTGTTGATGGTGGAATCCTGTCAGTCCTAACCGCAAAAAAGCATATTATTTGCGTTACCCCTGCGACCGGAATTATAAATTTATCACTCGTGGACAGCGCAAATACAGCCGGTGAAATCGTGTGCGTAAAACTCCCTAACGGTGGTTTTTCTGTGAGCGCTGCATCAACGGCAGCAAGTTATGAAGGCGGATCATAATTTTTAAATTAAATTAAGGATAAAATACTATGAGAATTGACCCTGGAACAAACTTTACAATCGATGAGGGACTTTCCTCCTTGTCAAGAACAGCAGATACCTATTATACCGCAGCAGTTGACCATGCAAGCGGCGCATCGGCGTCTTTTTTTATTTCATGCGGGACATTTGCAACATCTTTTGTGTCAACATTGCAATATTCTGATGATAATTCAGACTGGACGGATGAACCTGATACAACCGCCGGGAATACCGTATCTGTTACGTTGACTGAGGCAGGTGACGGCCAAATAAATGCCCCCAATCCACGCGCAAGATACAGCAGGGTAAAAACTGTTATCGGTGGTACATGTGTGTTTGGGATTACATCTGTGCTTGGGCCGAAACGATCATTCTAACTTTCTTTCTCTTAGCCGGGTAAAACCGGCCCTTAAACAAGGATTTGATTATGAAAACAATCAAAATGCTCAAAACTATGAAAGGTTCCCAGGATGGCGTGACCGTTGAAGCTTTTGAAGACGGAAGGATTTATACAATAACAGATTATCTTGCAGGAGTCTTTATTGACAATAATTGGGCTGAAAATATCAGAAGCGAAGATTCGGATATGCTTGAAACGCCTGAGAATCAGAAAGATAAGAAGCCAGTCAAAGGTAAAAAGTAATGACAATTGAACTTGTTTCATACGACTCATTAAAAGACCTGCTCGGCCTTGAAGGGTCAACTATAACAGATTACCCTGCGCTCAATATTATTCGATTAGGCGTAACGTCGGCAATTGAGGAATATCTTGGCAGGAACCTTGAAGGTAAATCAAGGACCGAGCTTGTTTATGTAGGCGACACTCCATCAAGGATGATTTTATTGTCGGCCATACCTGTGGGCACAATCACATCAATAACTGAAACATGCGATGATACAGATACGGAATACACAAGCGATGATTATGACATTGTTGATTATGGAATCAAGTTGGCATCCAAAATCAAAAATTCAAAGCTCACAATTGTTTACACCGGAGGCTGGGAGACGGCAGATGTTCCAAGCGCTGTGTCAAGAGCAGCATTGCTTCAAACCGCATATGAATTTCAAAGCAAGGAGCAAATAGGAGCTGAAATGGTATCAACAGAAGGCGGCTCTGTATCTCGCCCAGCGCTTAACTTGCTGCCTGAAGTCAAGCGCATGCTGAATAAATACAAGCACCCGTTGAGGTTATCATGACGACAGAGGTTACGGTAAGAAATTTGAGAGAAGTCAGGAATTATTTGGAGGGATTGCCTGTTGATTCAGTTGCATCGGTTAAAACTGAAATATCCAGGACGTTGTTAGAAGTTGACAGAGACATAAAAACAAATACTTCTTTGAATCGCAGGACCGGCGGTTTATTTCAATCTATCAAGACTGAAGTTTCTGGTAGTTCATTAAGCGATTTAAAAGCGTCCATTTATACTGATTCGGTTTATGCCCCCATACACGAATACGGAGGCACCGTAAGAGCAATAGATAAATATCGAAGAGTCCCTGGCGGGCCATATCTGAATATCCCTACAGATTCAAATAAGACGGCTGCCGGTGTAACGAGGATGCAGGCAAGAGAGGTGTTTGCCATGGGCGGCAATGTTGTTAAATTTAGATCAGGTAAGTATGGAGTTATGCTCGGAAGCCAAATCATGTTCACGCTGCAAAAATCATCAAGAATCCAACCGAGGCTTAAAATGATCGATACTGCCGAAGATTCTGTTCCAACACTACTCTCAAGAATAGCAGGAGCAATAGGATAATGAATGTTGCCGTCAATGATATTTTGGACCTGGTTGAAGCAAGGCTGACTCTGATCTCAACTAACAATGGGTATAACACAACTGTTAAAACAGTTAGCCGTGCAAAGCTTACTCCGCTAAAAGGATACGACCTCCCAGCTATAAATTACTGGGCAACTGATGTAGGCAATAAAACCGATGAATATGGAATAGATACACGATCTGTAGCATTGCTGGTTGAATATCATAGCAAGACTAATGATTCATCGTTTATTGATGTTGCTAATGAGCTTGCTGCAGATGTCGTTACTGCAATCAATAGAGCGCCATCTGCGCACGCTGTTTCAGATAGCGCCAGCTTTGATTTAGGCGGCGCAGTCTCTAATCTTATTTTTAATGGATATGACTATGAGATTGGGCAGGGCCAAGCCCCTTGGTGCGGCGTATTGGTAAGATTTTCAATTGAATACACAACAAATTTAAACGATATGACAACATATAATTAAGAGGTAATTATGGCAACATCGAAAAATGCAAAACTTGAATTTGAATCAGGCAGGAGTGTCTATGATTATGCTGCAATGACTGATTCGGGAGATCATAAGACACACACAATTTCTGGTACTATTTTCTCTGGAAAATCAGGTTATGAGCCGGAAGTAAGACCAAACGGCATTGTATCTGGCAGGAATATCGTAACAACACATACAAGCGACAACACGGTAACAATTGCTGCGTTTACAGCGTATAGCCAAGGGACTCTTCATTCTGTTTCAGCAACAACTATGACTGTAACAAGAGCCGCTACCGATGTTGCAAAAATATGCTCTGTGACAATGACAAGCGCAGGGGCAATTGATGAAGTAGAAGGGGAAGATTCTGCCGATACAAGCTTTTCGGAAACAAGGGGAGCTGCAGGTGGGCCGCCTTCAATCCCTGCTGATTCTGTCGAAATAGCACAAATAAGAATGACAAGCAATTCCGCTGCTGTGATTTCATCCGATGAAATTTTTCAGGTCATAGGCTCCCACACTGAAAGGTATGACTACCCTACGTGGAGCGTGAATCCGATAGGTGATGGTGTCAAGGCTGCTATTTCTGCTAAGAAGAATGCTTATATAGAATTTGATGCTGAATTACCGCTCGTGCATGGCTCTACAGCTACAGACCCGGCAGATGCATATAAAAAGGTCTACATAAGGTATTACGCTCCTTCGTTCATAGAATCGCAAAGAGCAATGGATTTTCAGCCGGTGGAAAATTCTCACAGCGTTTCATCGCAGCAGGTATACGGAAACAAGTCCATCGGGACATCCTCCACTTCCATCGGCCAGGGCGGTTTTACGGCTTTGTTGGATGACGGTGTTACCGACGCACTTAAGATGGAGCAGGATGAGGTCGTTACGGTAAGATTTTATCCGGACAGAAATAAAGCGGCATACTCATTGACGCAGGGATTGCTTGGGATTGCCTCAACCTACCCGGTATCAAACCAAAACCAGGCCACATGTACAATTTCTGCTGAAAGAATAACAGCAAATTTTAGTTCATAGGTGCTTTATGAATACAGAAAAATTTCTTTCAGCATCGTTTAAGGATAGAATCGAAGAGGTTAAGGTTGCAGAGCTTAAGCATTTTTTCGATGACGGTGAAGATCCTATTTGGGTTGTCAGGGGTTTGACTGCCGAAGAGATTGCAAAATCAAATCAGGCGGTCAAAAACAATCGAGACCTTGGCAAATTGATTGACGCCATAACGTCTGAAACTGATAAGGCTGAAACAGTTAAGCAAATCATTGGCGTACAAAGTGATAAGGTGCCAAATGATGTTGTTAACAGAATATCTATGCTTGTCTCAGGATCTATCAATCCTGTATGCACGGAAGAGATGGCAGTGAAATTAGGAAATAATTTTTCCACGGTATTTTATCATTTAACGAATCGAATTTTACATTTAACAGGAAAAGGCAGGCTCTTGGGGGAATAGATGCCTTGTGGGAAGATCCACACATAAGAATGAGCATGTCTTTATGCGATCGTTGGGGGATGCCTTTGTTTAAAGCTTGTCCCGATATTTTTCCACAAGGCTTTTTGACAGAAAAAGAAATTTTGCTGTGGGTGAACTATTACGAAGACAAGAAGGTGAAGAATGGCAGGCGGCGTTAGCAGAACTATTGATATAATTTTTGCAGGTGTTGACCAAGTCTCATCTATCACAGGCACTATATCGAATAATCTCGATACGCTTAGCACATCAATAGGTGATATAGGTGCACCATTTGCAGATGCGACAGAAAAAGTGCTGCTGCTTGATGCTGCTATTGCAGGGATAGCCATAGCAGGCATCTCAACTTCAAGCAGCATAGAAGCTGAATGCGTTAGGATGCAGAATGCTTTGGGTCTTACCAACGAAGAGGCAGAGAAATTCGAGGATATTGCCAAAGATGTTTATAAGGCGGGATGGGGTGATGACCTTGCCGCTTCATTCGACGCTGTTGTTCTTGCACAACAAAAGCTTGGAGACAATGCTGAGGTTGATATAGGGAGGGTAACCGAACAGGCTTTTGAGCTTCAAAAAGCATTCAGCACAGACGTAAGTGATTCTTTGGGTGCTGTTGATACATTGATGAACAATTTCGGGCTGACATCTGATGAGGCATTCAGTTTTATTACGAAGGGTTTTCATGATGGGCTGAACGGGTCTGGCGATTTACTTGAATCAATCAATGAGTATTCTACTCAATTTGTTAATGGCGGTGCAGATGCAGGACAATTTTTTTCAGTATTGAGTTCAGGTTTTTCAGAAGGAATTTTAGGAACCGATAAAGCTGCCGATATGTTCAAGGAATTCCGTGTAAGTATACAGAATGAATCTACATTAACAAATGATGCGCTCGAAAGCATAGGGATAGACCCTGAAGCTTTCGCACAAAATATGGCTTCAGGTGAATTGACGGCTATAGAAGCTTTTGGAGTTATCCAAGAGGCTCTTAATAACACGGACGATAAAACCGTCCAGCTTAATGCAGGTGTAGCATTAATGGGCACACAATTTGAAGACATGGGAACCAAGGCTGCTTTAGCTGTTAATACAACCAATACAAGCCTTGACGACATGAAGGGCAAAATTGACTCTATTGATGTTGCAACATTTGAGCAAAAATTCACATCTGCATTAAGAACGATAACAACAGAATTCGGAGACATGTCTCAATGGGATGATGCAAAGGAGGCAATAGGCCAGGTTTTTGAGGATATAGCATCTTCTTTTGGGCCTGCAATGGAAAATGTTGATTTCTCAGAGCTTGAGGGTGCGGTTGAAGAGGTTTGGAATACAATCTCCCAGGCGTTTGCCGATGCTGATATAGATTTGACTACGGTTGAAGGAATGGAAAATGCCATACAACTTGTTGTTGATTCACTTGAATCTCTGGCAAATATCACTGAAGGTATGGTGTCCTTTTTTGATCCCATCATTACATCAATAATAGATGCAATAAAATGGTTTAATGATCTTGATGAATCAACAAAGGAAACAACAGGATTTATCACTGCTTTGGGGGCTAGTCTAACCGTGGTTTCAGGACTTCTTGGTGTAGGGAGCGCACTTTTTGTAGGTATATCATCTCTCGCTGGGCTACTCTCAAGTGGCGGTGCATTATCAACCGGAATTTCATCCATAACCACTCTACTGACCGGCCCTGTTGGATTAGGAGTTGCATTAGGGGCAATCGCAATAGCTGCAACAGAATTGTCTTTTTCTGGTTTGCGTGAAGATATTGCAAAAAGCGAAGAAGCAATTTCAAAAGCAAATGAAGACATCAAGACCATGGAAGGCCTGCTCGAGCAAATAAACGCCCTTCCTCCTGATTATTACACGCTTGAATTGCAATCAGCTTGGGAAAGAGGTGATTTTGATACTGCTCAACAATTAATAACAGAGCTTACTGAAGAAGCTCACATTGCAGAAGTAAAAGCAGAAGCAAAAGATGATCAAATCATTCAACTCATAAATTCTCTTGGAGATATCCCAGCGGAAACGCAAGCAGCCATTATGGTAGCCGCTCAAACAGGTGACCTGGAAGAAGTTGATAGATTGATCAAGGAAATTCCTGAAGAATTACGTACAAAAGTTGATGTTACGGCAAATACAGAAAAGGCATTGGCTTCAATCAAATATATAGATGAATATGGCAACGAACAAACCATAAAAGTACCAGTCGAGGCGGATGGAGTTGATGACGCTAAGAAGAAGGTAGAAGATATACCATCAGAAAAATTGGTTGAAATACAACTGCAGGGGGATATTGATACCCAAATAGCGCAAATAGAGGCTTCCGCAGAAACAGTTCAGGCAGCAATGGAGTGGGAAGCAAAGGTAGAAATAGCGCAAGTTGAAGCAGCGGCTGAAACAATGCAGACCGCTTTCGAAACAACAGGAGAAACCGTTCAGGGTTTGTCAACGTCTGTTTCTGATATGTTTTCGTCGCTGGTAGAAAACTTCGGAGGATTATCGCTGTCAGAGAAATGGGAGTTTATGGAAGTCCTGGAATCCCAGCAAGAGATGGAACAGCAAGCTCTGAACTCTCAAATAGCAATGAATGAAGCAATGACGGCCTATTATACGCAACAAAAAGATGCACTTGATAAGGGAGACGCATTGATTACAATAGATACTTCAGGGGCAGAGCCTGCTGTGGCAGCGGTAATTGAAAGTATTATTACCGAGGCTCAAATACGCATGAACTCAACAGCGTCAAGCATGCTGTTTGGAGCCGTATAATGTTGAGTATTTCAACAATAAGTCCTGCCACATACAATACTGTTGTATTAAGAGATTATATAGAAACGCATGAAAACTATTCACTTGTTACCAGGACTGTAAACTTGGACGGCAGTGTCTCAATAGTGAATTTAGGAACGTCGGTTGGGAAGATGACCCTTGCATATCAAGGGAAAGTAAATAAAACTCAAGAAGCGGGACTTAAATACATGTTCGACAATCAACCATTTGTGTTGGTGTGCGTCGCTTCCGGATGTTACCTTGCCGCAATATCAAAAATCAACATTATAGAGGGTTTTGCTAAGCTAACAATTTTATTGAAAAACAAGGAGAATGCTTAATGTCAAACGTGTGGTATCCTGCCAATGCTATTACTGGTGGTTCTGACGGGGCTCTTGACGCCCTTGACGGAGCGGCGTTGAACGATGGTGATATTGCGCTCGTGGCAGTAACAGGAGACAAACTCTATTGTTATTATCTTGATGAAGACAGTGGCGAGGCTGAAAGTTCTCCGGATATCATTTCGCCAGACTCAAATGCTGGAGACAAACGATGGATACTATTGTTTCAAGGATCAGCATCTGCATCATTGTCGTATTTAATTGTTTCTGATGACGTTGCTGACGATACGCTTCCAACATTAATAGGCACCTCTCTGTGCAAATGTTTGGGTTCATACAAATCAATGATTTCTAATTCATACGGCAGCGAAGTCCTTGGAGGAGAAAATAATCAAATAAATGCGGACGAAAACGACAGCGCTTATGACTGCACTATCGTCGGCGGGTACGCAAACAGACTAATATCAGGGGATGGTTCTGCAATTTTAGGCGGCACTGGCAACCTGATATTTTTTGGATATTATGGGCAGGTTTTGGGCGGTTACGATAATGTGTCAAGCAACGACTATGCTGCTGTTGTTGGTGGAGACAACAATAAGGCGGTCGGTTACTATTCAACTATTACAGGTGGCTTAGATACGCTAACAAACATTGATGGTCAATGCGCCCATGGCGGCAGGGGTCAATTTTCCGTGGTAGGTGATAATCAACGCTCTTTTTTTGTGGCAGACGGCGTGACTGGCGTAAGTGCAATATTAGAACCGTCTTACGCCCCGCTTGGCAATAAGACAGCAAGAATACATGCTTCTGTAGTAGCTCGTGACATTGATGGAACGTATAGCAATATAGGTGATGCTGCAACTTGGGAGATAGTTTGCCTTGTGACTGCTACCGGGGGAACACAGGCGCAAGGAACTCTTGAGGTAAACGATCTCCCAAGCAACGGTGACACCTTAAATATCGATCAATTTGAATTTCGTTTTGTTCCCTCTGAAACGAATAAATATGAAACAGATATTGTAATAGGGCTGACCGCTGCTGAAACTGCTGAGAACATTTATGATACGCTGTCAAAGTTCTTGGTTTTATACGAGCTAAGCTACGACGCTTACGTCACAATAACCATAACATCAATAGACCGGAATGATTCTTATAATAATGTTGATTTTTATACCGATTCTACCGCATTGACGCTTGATGGTAGCGATTATTTAGGGGGCACAGTAGCTGGTGTTGACAAAACCGTCAGTGTGGTAGGTACAACCGCTGGGGTTGGTTCTCCAGCAATTTTCACACCAGCAATAGCGGCGCAGGGTACAATTGCCCTTACAGGGCTTCCGTCAACTGACGAAACGTTTGTTGTAGATACACAAACGTTCACATGGAAGACCTCTCGTGGTGGCACTGGAGAGGTGACTATAGGCGGCGATATTGACGCAACTCTTTCAAACATTGTAACTGCTATCACAACTGACCTAACAACTGTAGATGCGGTAGCTGATACCGATACAGATACAGTGGTTGTAACAGCCAATGACGCTGGTTACGATGGCAATGAAATAGTATTTACCGAATCAACTAGCAATATGACTATGGACGCAACCACATTAGGATCTACAACTGCAGGTTCAGATGGCGCTGAGTTTTGGACAGCTACTGTAGCAGTTAATTCAGGCGACATGTCTCTTGAAATTACCGTAAACACTTATAGTGATGTTTGCAATGTGAATGCAGACGTTAAGGTCGTAGAACTTGGGTAGCATCTTTCAAAATACTGATACGCTTGTATTTCAAAATACTACGGTCATCTCATGGTTCGGCATACAAGAAATAGAGTATGATGAAACGATAAAAGAGCTAAGTATACGGCGTTTTTATTTTGAACTGTCAGATACATGGCTCTCAGACACGGAGACTCCAGTTGAAATCCCCATATCATCCTTTCAATTAAGAAAAAAAAACGTTGATGAAACTTATTTATCAGTGGTTATAAGTACGGATGAACATGATGCGACAATAGCAGAAATGGCAGAAAGCGCTGTTGCTATGTATTTATACATAGCCTACGAGCTCTGGGGAGAGATCTATTATAAAACCAGAATAGCAAACGTGTGGCTTAATGACATTCAGACACATGATGGAAGTGCGAGTCGAAGCGTTACGCTAACTGGCTATAAAAGCAATGCTAAGGTCCCTGTGAATAGGACTATAACACTGCCTTATTCATACAAGGCATCTTCGTCTGGGAAGGTTAGATATAGATTTGCAGATTTGGATTTATCTGTAGAATCAGGAGACATAGTTACAATTGATGGAACAACATTTACATTGGGAACAATATCTATAACTTGTTCAGATAGTTACTTTAATATAGAAATATCTGAGGCGTAATGGGCAAGGGAACTATTATAAGTGAAATAGGGGGCGGTCTGTATAACGTCACTGTTAATTATGACAGAACTCGTTACAATACTACTATTGATGCTTATGACACCAAAATAGCTTCTTACGACTCGCAAATAGCGTCGTTTGAAGGAGATGCAACGACATTAGCGAGGCTTAAGATACAAAGGGCGGCATTGATTAGGGCCAGGCAGTCTATTGTTGACAGGATGCCTGAAGACTTTACGCAGCAAATATGGTGTGCAGATTTTACAGAGAGTGCAACTGGAGAGGTTGGTTTAATAGAAATACCAGGCGAGGCGTCTGCATTTAATATTGCGCCTGGTGCGCCTGCTTATTCACCATCAGATCATGGAATTTTGCAACCAATAACAACAATGCCTCCGTGGGAATTTCTATATAACATCATGCAATTACCTGGTTGGCAAAAATGGATGCCGACCTTCCGTTACGGAGTAATAACATCGTTAAACGATGATAAGACATTTGCTACAGTCCTGCTTAATAATGCCACATCATCGCAACAATCTCTTGAAATAAATCAGAGCGATGTTTTAAGCAATGTGTCGTTTGACTATATGGATATAGGAGGTGCTTTGTTCAGAGAAGATGATGTTGTGCTCATATCGTTTGTTGGACAAAAGTGGGCCTCGCCAGTTATTATAGGGTATAAAGACAACCCGTTATATCAATATACTTGGTTCTGGGATATGGGCTCCGAAACAAACTCTTTCGGTACTCTGCATTTTGCTGATCCTATAGAAAATTTTTATACGTTAACAGCACTATCTGACGAGCTTGGAGAGTATACATCTTATCACATCCATTTCGATGAAACTTTTTTTCATATGCCAATGAACCCATGGCACGTTTATGGGACATTACTATATCGCGCCGTTAACGATATGTTGCGCCCAGTTCCGGCTGGGGCTTATTTAGCATTGGATTATAGATTGAGTAGCATTGAATTAGAGGCCATATACCGCTTTTCTGATGATGGAGGGAATGATTACTACGCAACGTCTTATATATCAATAGCAGTTTGGTTTAGTTTGTATCGTGATGGAGAATACGCTGGATATAAAAGAGTATGGTTCGATTTTGAGCAGGAATGGACAGATGATTCTGGTGCGTATAATTTACGCATAGGCCCAAAAACAGATACATTCTCTACGCCGCGTCGAAAAATACTTGTTCCGATAAGTCCAGAAGATGGCTACTCATTTGTGCCTCCATATATATCAGTGCATATAGCAAATAAAGTTTCAGTTAACGTTACATTTTACAGAGTTGGTGTGATTTTCGGCAATGAAGCAGACTTTATAGCACAAGGATACACAATAAAAGATACCGACGAATTGTATTATTAAGGAGAAAAACATGACAACAGCAGCAATGACAAAAAGACAATCTTATATCCCGGGATATGAATACGAAGAAACCATTTCCGACGGATCAACTGGAGACACTGTAAAAATTCCACCGATTCATCCTGACAGCAGGATATCATGCACAGTTATAGCCGGAGTAGGAACAGGCAAAATTCAATATACCACCTCAATTGATGCAAAAGTTATCGCTGGGACGGCCGTATGGCAAGACTGGCCCCTCGGTGAAGTTACAGGCACCGATTCTGATTCTCTTGTTTCACCCATAACAGGGCTGCGTGGGGTTTCAATATCAGGTGACATAACGATTGAGGTCGTAGCATAGGAGGAATAATGGGTCTTTGGAATAGTGAAATAAACAGTGCATTAAGCCACAACGACACAAAAAACCTAAACACCGGAGACTATCTGCACTTGACAGATGCCGAAAAAACCCTCTTGGGGAACCAATCTGGCGTAAATACCGGCGACATGACAGATGCAGACATACTTGCCTCTGTTGAATCAGAATCCGGTAGAGATATGAGCTCAGACGGCTCTAAACTTGATGGCATAGAGGTTAACGCTACGGCAGATCAGACCGATAATGAAATTCTAACCGCATTCGAAGCAGCGTCAGGCAGAAACGTATCATCTGATGGATCTAAGTTAGATGGCATGGAGTCTGGGGCCGAGGCAAATAATATATCAGACACAGACGCAACCGACTTAACAGATGCAGGTGATTCAACGCTGCACTATCATTCAGCAGATAGGAACAGGGCAAATCATACAGGCACGCAAACTGCCAGCACCATATCAGACTTTGACGCAGAGGTTGCAAATAATAGCGCTGTTGCTGCCAACACGGCAAAAGAAACAAACGCAACCCATACTGGCGATGTTACCGGGTCTGGAGAGCTAACAATAGCAAGCGGAGCAGTGTCATATGCAAAAATGCAAAACGTAGCATCAAATGACGTGCTGCTTGGAAACAACTCAGGACCTGGGGGCACCGTGGCTGAATTAACAATAGATGATGTGCGAACAATGCTTGGAGTTGGAGCAGCATACAATGACATCGGGGTTGCTGGGAAGCAAGGATTTGGAGTCGGAGTATGCCCCATGACATTGCTTCCAGATGGCATGA